GCTGGTGATTACAAAGGTGGTGCTATGCACAAAGACGCATTAGCAATCGCTATGATGCAAGATGTTAAAATCGAAACTCAAAGAGATGCTTCTCTAAGAGCAGACGAAATCGTTGCTACTTCAGTATATGGTGTTGGAGAAATCCATGATTCATATGGTGTTGAGTTACATTACGATTCATCAATCCAATAGTAGGATACTTTGTGAGGGTGGGCAACTGCCCTCGCAACTAACATAAGGAGAATAAAATGGTAAAATTAGTATTATCAAATGAAAAGATGGTTACTCTTAAAAGAGGTAACAAAACAATCACAAGAAGTGAATTAGATTATGAAACTAATAAAGTGATGTATGATTTTAGAGGTTTTAAACCTGAGCAAGATGTTGTAAAAGAAGTTAAAGAAGTTGTTACAGAAAATGTAGTACCTTTAAAAAAGAAACGAAAAACAAGGAAGAAAAAAGATGAACAAGTGGATTTGGAAACAAACTAGAAAATGGTCTAAGTGGGTTTGGAGAAAAGCTGTTAATAACCCAATGTATTCTATTCCTTTAGTTTTAATAATTGCTTATTTAATTTGGAAGTAGATTATGGCTAATTATACGGGTGCAGATGTAATCGTTGCTGGAGATGTAACTAAATATCAACCAGATGCGTTTGATTTTGGTATAGCTTCAACTGATACAGAAGCAGTTAATTTCTTTGCACAAACTACTAATGATATTTTCAGACAATTAAGAATAGAATGGTGGCCTGTATATAAAACAAACATATTTACAGATATTACAGTTTTAAATACTGCTGAGATGGTTAATACAAAAGTTAATTTAGATCAGTTTGAACGTGCTGGTGTTTATTTATTTCTTGGAAGATTCTATTTACCAGCATTAACTAAGTTTAGACCAGAAACAGAAAAAGATAGATTTGAAAGAATGCAAGAATATTACATGAGCCAATACAATATCGAATGGAGAATGATATTAGAAGATGGTGTTGAGTATGATGTAGATGCTGATGGAACTATCGTATCTAATGAGAGAGAACCTTTACATGGATTTAGAAGATTGACTAGATAATGGCTTTAGATTTAAAGATCAAAACTAATGCTAAATTTGTTCAAAAAAGATACTCAAGAATACAAAAAAAATTTAAAAGCATAATTGAAAAAGGTATTTTACAAGCTGGATTTCAATTATTAGATATTATTAGAACTAAGACACAAAAAGGAATAGATTTTAGAGATATACCTTTTGTTCCATATTCATCAGGCTATTTAAAAAAATTACAAAGAGAGGGTAAATCAACTAATGTAGATTTATTTTATAGTGGTCGTATGTTAGGTGCATTAACTCCATCTGGTAGAACTATTAAAAAAACAGGAACTAATAAAATTACTGTTAATTTTAGTAATTCACAGATGAGGCAACGAGCAGTATTTAATCAAGTATTAGGAAAAAATAAGAGGGAATTTTTTGGATTTAATGATAGAACTGCTAATATAATAAGAAAACAATTTAACAGATTTGTTGCAAAGGAATTTAGGAAAGCAAGAATATGAGTGTAAGAGAAAACATAGCAAGTAATTTACTGTCAGTTATATCTGCTATATCTAGCCCAGATATTAAAAAAGCAACTAGACAACCTTTTTTATTAGACGAGTTATCAGAGCAACAATATCCAGCAGTAATAGTACAAACATCAGAAGAAAATAGAGATGACTCTGAATTAGGAAGTGGTGCTAAAACTAGGCATGGTACTATTGACTTTGTAATACTTGGATTTGTCAAAGGTGCAGAGGCCAATATAGATACTAAAAGAAATGAATTAATTACAGCTATTGAAACTGCATTAGAAACTGATATTACTCGAAATGGTAATGCACTTGATTCTGAAGTTATACAAGTAGAAACTGACGAGGGTTCTTTATTTCCTGTTGGTGGAATAAGAATGACAATTAGGTGTATGTACGAATATCAAGCTGGAACACCATAGGATAAAATATGAAAAACGAAAAACTATTAGATAAAATTTCTAAGAAAATGGATCAGATCGAAAAGCTACACGATAAAGAGTCTATGCTTTGTGAAGAAGTAAAAGACTTAGTAGAAGAAATTAGAGAAAACTCTTTAGAAGATGAAGATGGTACTTGGGAAGAAGAAGATGTATCAGATGACTTTGAAGAAGATTTTGAGGAAGATGAAGAAGATATTGACGAAGAAGATGATAAACTGTAAAAGGACTTATGGCTAAGGATATTAAATTATATAAAGGTAATTCAGAGATAGTTATCAATGAATCTAATCTTGAACATTTTTTAACTTTAGGCTATAAGCAAGAAAAAGAAACTAAACAAACTAAATCTAACAAGGATAAAAAATGGCAACACATCACGGAAAAGAAGGCGTAGTTACTGCTGGTGGAACTGCTGTTGGGGAACTAACATCATTCACACTTGAAACTACAGGAGATGTTGTAGAAGATACAGCTTTAACAGATGCTACTAAATCATTTGTTGCTGGTCGAACTTCATTCTCTGGAACATTAGAAATGCACTTTGATGAAACAGATACACCTCAAACAAGTTTAGTTGCTGGTGCTTCAATCTCATTTGTTTTATTACCAGAAGGTAATGCAAGTGGCGACAGAAGTTTTACTGGTACTGGAATTGTTACAGGAATGTCAGTTAATAACTCAATGGACGCAATCGTTTCAAGAACAGTTACTTTTCAAGGAACAGGCGACTTAACTATAGGAACTGTATAATCCTAATTTATGTCAGTTATTGATAGAGTTAAATCTCATTTTGAAACTCTTAAAACTATCACTATTGAAGTTAATGAGTGGAAAGACGAGCATGGTAATCCGAGTGTATTTTATTCAGAGCCATTAACCCTTGAAGAAAAAAACATAATCTTTAAGAAGTCTAACAACTTTCAAGATTTAACTATTCTTGTTGATTTGCTTATAATGAAATTGCAAGTTAAAAATGATAAAGGCGAAATGATAAAAGCCTTTAGCCCAGAAGATAAATTTGCACTAAGGAAAAAAGCAGATTCAAATGTTATATCTACTATTGCCAATCAAATTCTTTTAGATACTAATTACGAAGACGCAGAAAAAAAGTAGATAGCGACCCAGATGTTAGGTCGCTGTTAGTTATTGCAGAACGATTACATCTTACAATCCAACAAGTTCTTGATATGCCTGTTAGCCATTATAATCTTTGGTTAGCTTACTTGAAAAAAGAACAAGAACAGTATAAAACAAATCAATCACTAGCAGAAGCAAAGAAGTTTAAATAATGACACAAAAACTTAATATAGACATAGTAGCACGAGATAAATCCAAACAGGCTTTAAATGGTGTTCAAAAATCTTTAGGCAGATTAAAAGATTCTGTTTTTAACCTTAGAAATGCTTTTTTAGGTTTAGGTGCTGGATTAGTCATCAAAAATTTAGTTAATACAGGAAAAAGTTTAGAAAACCTTAGAACAAGATTAAAATTTTTATTAAAAGATACAAACGAGGGTGCAAAAGCATTTGAGAACATGACTAAGTTTGCATCTAAAGTTCCTTTTTCACTAGAGGAAATACAAGCTGGGGCTGGTATTCTTGCAACAGTAACAGATAATGCAGATGACTTACAAAAAATGTTAGAGATAACAGGTAATGTTGCATCTGTAACAGGATTAGATTTTAGAACTGCTGGAGAACAAATACAAAGATCATTTAGTGCTGGTATAGGTAGTGCAGATATATTTAGAGAAAAAGGTGTTAGAAATATGCTTGGCTTTAAAGCTGGTGCAACTGTATCTATTGAAGAAACAGTACAAGCATTTGAAAGAGTATTTGGAAAAGGTGGAAGATTTGGAAATGCAACAGATGAATTAGCAAAAACATTTGAGGGAACTTTATCAATGATAGGAGATAAAGTATTTAATTTTAAAAAGGTATTATTAGAAGCTGGATTTTTTGAAGAATTAAAAAATCAATTTGGAGATTTAGATACATTTTTACAAAATAATGCAAAACAATTAGACCAAATAGCAACAGCCATAGGAAAGAATTTAGCAAACGCAATAGTTGGTGCTGTTAATATAGGAAAAGATTTAATTCCATTTCTTGCAAAAGTTAAAGATCAGTTAATAGGATTAAAAGAAACATTCGATACTTTACCATCAGTAATGAAACAAGCTGGTATTATTGGTGCTTTATTGCTTGGTAAAAGAGGAATTATAGGTTTAGGCTTGGTTCTTAAAGCAATAGAAAAAGCTGACGAGTTTGGAGAAAAATTTGGAAATAAACCTTTGGTGCTTGTTGATGTTAAACCATTTGAAAGTGAGTTATCAATACCTGTTGAATTACCTGAGCCTGTAAAAAAATTAAATAAAGAAATAGAAACTACTAATGTTTTAATGAGAGAGTTTGAACATGAAATGTCAGTAGCTGTTCCATCAGCTACAGAAAAAGCCATGAAAAAATTTCAAGATTTAAACTCTAATGCATTACAAAATCTAAAAAATAAAACATTAGACATTAGAAATATTATAGTTGATGTAGCTGACAAAGGTATAACAAATATATCAAGAGGATTAGCAGAGTCATTAGTTTTAGGCAGATCATTAAAGGAAACTTTTCAAAATATGGCTCAAACATTGGCTATAAATGTTTTAAGTGCAATAATTGAAATTGTAGCTAGAAAAGGTGCAGAACTATTAATTGAAAAAGCCATAACAAGAGAAAAACAAAAACAAGCATCTTTAAGTGCAGTTGCTGGAATTGGTGGCTCTATCTTAGGAGGAGTTGGAAGTTTTATAGGTGGTTTTTTAGGATTTGCAAAAGGTGGTGCAGTATCTAAAGGTAATCCAATCTTAGTTGGAGAAAACGGGCCTGAATTATTTGTACCAAACCAAACAGGACAAATAACTCAAAATGCTAGAGGCACAGGTGGTGGAAATGGTACAACAGTTAATTTTAATATTAATACAGTTGATGCAAGTGGCTTTGAAGATTTATTATTTAGATCAAGAGGAACTATATCAGCATTAATTAATCAAGCTGTAAATGAGC